GATCCTTCAGTGAATGAATTCACCATCAAAGGCTTTAAGGCAACGATTGGCGAGAAGTATGCAATCGACTTGGAAGATGATGGCAACATCTATGTGAAGGACCGCAATAGCGGTGAGCGATTGAAGAGCAAGGAGAAAGCTGGCTCATTCCTAAACTTATCTGATGTGCTACTTGCAGAAGCAACTGCTGCCGGTATTATCATGAAGAATCCATCAGCAGGGCAAAGAGTGCCGAGACCAGGTGCGCCAATGATGCCGCAATTGGAGGGGCAGTCTGACAAGAAGATCAAAGGCATCAACCCAAGATTCTTCAGCAAATGACACTGAAAAAAGCAATTGACATTCTTGATCAGCATCATTCTTGGCGGCAAGGATTTCATGATAAGATGGTAACTGCAAACGATCTAACCATTGCAATTGCTATAATTTTGCAAACCTTAAGAGAGCTGAAGTATGCCGATGTATGAGGGTTATAATGTGACTGCATCAGACCGTGCTGACAAGAAGTACAAGGCGGTTGATGAAGATGGCAATGAGATTCACTTTGGTGCATCAGGCTATCGCATCAATCCCGGCACTGATGCAGGCAATAATTACTGCGCAAGAAGCAACGGCATTCCATCGCCAAGAGGCTCGGCCAATTGGTGGGCTCGCCAGCTTTGGAGCTGCGAAGGCAGAAGGTCAGTAAATGATAAACCTTTTTTTGGTAGAATCGAATTGCCTTAATATCTTTGTTAAAGTTTCATACATCGATATGATTTGGGCGAAGGGCTGGCAGGGATGCTGGCCTTTCATTTAGATAGTTGTTTTGTTTCATTGTTCTTTTTTGTTAGAGCCAGCAGCAATGCTGGCTTTTTTTGTTTATCTTTGCGGCTCTATGATGATGTAGTGAGTGCCAACTTATCGGCACAAAGTAGGCGCAACTTTCGGCCTTTTAAACTGAAAGCAATTCCAAACTACATTTTATCATGTCTATATCTCGCATTCTATCGGAGTGTCCTAACGTGCAAATGTCACTTAGCGAACTCTTTATCGAAGTTGGTCAGCGTGAGCAATTGCCTTTCTTAGAGTTTTTGCTTTCACCTGAAAACACTAAACTAATCCGCACTGAGGTTTCTCCAGGAGGTGGAAAATTAAAAACAGTTGAAGCTCGTTGGATTCAGCGTTTGCCTGAAACAGAAGTTGAAGAGGGTGGCGATATCCTTACATGTACTTCAACCAACAACTACGGTGACAGCACAACAACTTACACAGTTGATACAACTGACACTTACACTGCATCACAGTTAATCAATGCTGCTGACATCGCTCGCCATTGCCAAGAAAACTCTCGCTATGTGCTTGAGTCGGTTATGCGTTTGATGGATGTAATCGACCGCAAGGTTGCTTCTGCTGCTGCTGTTCAGGCTGTTGCTGACATCGGAAACTGGGGCACTGAAGTTGAAGGTTACTACACTGTAACTGGTGACTGCTTGCAAATTGCTACTCGCCAGACTGGCGGTCAAGCATTGAATGAGTTCGCACTTGCTGACATCCTTCAAGCAACTCGCATGGCTAACTATCCAGGTGCGCCTGTGGTATTTGGTGGTGCTGAGATGCAGCGTTATGCTAATGCTGTGCAAGCTGGTTGCTGCACGCAGTTCGGCATCGACTTGTTGGCTATCAGCCAGCAGAACGGATTCGGCTTTGCTTACGATTCTCGCGTTGCTGCTGCTCAAGGTTCACAGCTTAAGAACTTGGTGACAACTGCCGGAGCAATCCAGTGGTTATCATTCAACTTGGCTGATTGGAACACAGGCATCACTCCTGTTGCTGGATCAAACTACTCTAAGACTTTGGTGTTCACACCTGCTGGAGTACCAGTTGATTTGACAATGAAGGATGACTGCGGAAACTTGTCAATCGTGTTGACTACAACTGGAAAGATTGTAACTCTTCCGACTGACATCTACGAGTCTTCTGACAAGTATGCTGGTGTTAACTATGTTAACTGTGTTCAGATTGCAAACCCGTAATAGGGTCGGTAGGTTTACTCTCGCAAGCCGATGAGGACTTATTGACCCAGAGCGGATTAGATAATCTAACCACGCAATAAAGAAGGGCGGCTAAATGGCCGCTCTTTTTTTTATCTTTGTAAAAACTAAAAAGATGTGCATTGAATCACTTGTAGGATTAAGAGACTGCGAAGGCTTTGAGCCATCGACTGGGCTCTATATCGATGACCTCGGAATCAACACTACATTCTTGGGCCAGCTAATCACTGACCAATACAACAACGGTGCTGAGTTATTTGCAGACAAGCGAGCCTTTGCATGGCGCAAGCTTTCATCTGATGTGCTTACCAAGCTCTCGCCAATGATGAAGAGCGACACTGTGATTGAGGGGCGAAGGATTGGACAAGTTTTGTCCAACTATATGAATATGCAGACTGCACTTGGTGCCGGCAATTATGCAGGCATCAGATTAAAGATTGATCCTAATACCATATCATACCTTAACTTTTACTTAGCGGACATCAACATCGCAATCACATCTGGGAATACCAATGTGCCAATCTTGATTTTCGACATGACAACAGGCAAACTGCTTGAGTCATTCACTTACTTCCAAGGTTCCGTAGACCAGTACCTTGGAAAGACATTCACCTCAGCACGGCGCAAGATGGACATTGCCATCGTGTATGAGTCAACCATGAATGCTGTGAAATTCACGCCAAAGAAGGGCACTTGTACATCATGCGGAGGCGGTCCAAGAGAATCGCATATCTGCCCTTTTGTGGATGCCATTGGCATTGAGCTGACAACAGATGGCACGAATGTGCTGACAAGCAAATCGAGTAAGTACACCGCTGGCATGAGCATCAACTATTCAGTAAGCTGCGACCGGCAAGGATGGATCTGCTCGATTGGTAACACGATGGCCTTATCATTAGCCTATGCCACAGCGGTTGAGATTTACAACTATGCGCTCACAGTTAGCCCGAATCAAAGGGTGAACACAACGGTGATTGTGAATCGAGGGTCTAACAAGACCGAGTTGCAAGAGGGCCTAATGGCAGCTCGTGACATCGCGGCTTCACGATATGCAGATGAACTTAGTGCGATGTTGCAGAACATGCGCCTGCCTGATGACACACACTGCTGGGATTGTAGACGCAACATGAAGTACGTCACAGCACTTCCATAACATGCCGACACCTGCGCAGATACAGAAGGACCTCGATAACTTGTATCAGGGATTTACATCAAACTTTACTGTTTTGTATGGCCCTGTTCGAGAATTGAAGCGAATCATGTTCAAGCGGATCTTTGGCACTGGCTCATCAGGAGGAACCAATACAGCAGGCGAGAAATTGCCTACCAAGCCATACAGCACAACGCCAATCTATGTTAGCCCTCGAAGCCTAAGAAATGCACCATCGAAATTCAAGGTAGGCAAGAGAGGGACTCCGATTGAGTCGCTTTACTTTCCAGGCGGTTATGCGCAACTAAAGCAAGGCACATCTGCAAAGCTTCCATTGGAACTAACCGGAAGATTGAAAGGTGGATTCCTAACATCTGAGGTGATCACTGAAGGACTTAATGCAGCGATCACGGTGCCAACTTCCGAGCTGGGCAAGATCGAAGGATTGGAAGCTAAGTATGGAATTATTTTTTTGCCGACCAAAGAAGAGCAAGAGGCGATGCTTGAAGAGCATGTCATCCTACTTGCTGAACAAATAACCAACGCAATGAACAAATCATGAATCTACTTTCTACCATACTGGACAGACTCAACCAACGCATTGAAGTCGGCAATATCTTCGATCAGATTTACGGCCTTAGCGAGCTCGTAGGCGAAGGCAATGACAAGGCTTGGGGCTTTTACATTGGCAATGGTCAGGCGATTCCTGTGACGAACTTTGATGCAAAGCAGGGCACATTGTTCTGGGCCAAGCGTGGGAAGATCACAGTGGCCAAGAATGACTCTTTGAGATTAGCTGGATGCAAGTCGATTTATGAGACACGCTTCAGCATGACCGCCTATGCAATGGTTCGCAAATCGCATTTGCCTTGTGACTCTGCCGATGCACAAGACTGGGTAGCATCGAGGGTGCTGAGATTGATCAGCGGAACGGATCCGCAATTCAAGGCTGCCATTGGAGTGATTGCTTACGAGGTTGTACCAAGTGGCTACCAGAATGAGATTCGGTACTTGCCGGTGAACTATGAATGGGCTGCTGTTGCAATTGATGTGGATGTGAATGTAAGCACCTCAAGCGAGGACGGCTGCTATGATACTTGCGCAACTGGTGACATCCCTCTGCCAGACTTCGAGCCATGCACGCCATGTCTTACCGAGGTTGCTGTGGATGGTATTACAATTATTGGTAATGGTACGGCAGGGGACCCGTTAATCGCAATTGGTGGCGGTGGGGGTGGCGGTGCATTAATAGCCTTGCCGTTTACGACCGACCATTTAAGCGCAACGGGTAACGCTTACGCGATTGGTAACATCGTTTGGTACAATGGCAACGTTTATCGCTGCATCGCTGCGAACGATTCAATACTGCCAACAAATACAAGCTACTGGGTTAATCTTGGCGCAGGCTTTCCAACGGTTCAACAGCCCTCAGATTGGAATGCAACAAGCGGCAACAATCAGATATTGAACAAGCCAACGATACCAGCGGCGCAAGTTAATTCCGATTGGAATGCGGTAAGCGGTGTAGCTGAAATATTAAATAAGCCAACGATTCCCGTTTTGCCTGCGACCATTGTTGAAGACGTAACCGCAACCGCACCGCTAAGTTCAAGCGGTGGAGCTACGCCCGACATAAGCATCACACAATCGGACGGCTCGACCGATGGATATCTTAGTTCTGCCGATTGGACTACTTTTAACGGCAAGTTTGATGTGCCAACTGGAACAAACGCAGACTACTTAGATGGTACGGGAACGCCGACATTGTTTCCAACATTGCCAACGGGCACAGTTACATCGGTTGACCTTACGATGCCTCCTGCATTTTCGGTAAGTGGCAATCCAGTAACATCAAGCGGAACATTGGCGGTAGCAGCGGCAGGACTTAGCAGCCAATATATTCGAGGCGATGGTCAGCTCGCAAACTTTCCGACATCAAGCGGCGGCGGCTCATCAGTTAGCTATTACCTCAACGGCTCAGTTACGCAAGATGTAGCAACTTATAAGGAGATGAGCAGAACTCCTATTTTAGGAGCAGGAACTGACTTTCAAAGAACAAATGCTCAAGGCAATGGATTGATTGCACAATTTATAACAGATGCAGGAGACCCTAATTTACTTTCAATACCTGCAGGAAATTGGAATTTAGAATTATTTTTTAGCGCATCTTCGGGAGGTGGTAGCCCATCGTTTTATGTTGAATTATACAAATATGATGGAGTTTCATTTACTTTAATTGCAACAGATTCTGCAACACCAGAAGGCATTACAAACGGAACTACAATCGATGCTTACTTTACTGCTTTGGCAGTTCCTGCAACAACACTTGCTCTTACAGATAGGCTTGCTTTGCGTGTATTTGTAATTACCTCGGGGCGCACAATAACATTGCACACTGAAGACAATCACCTTTGCCAAGTCATTACCACATTCTCAACTGGTCTGAACTCATTAAACGGCTTAACTGCTCAAGTGCAAAACTTTGCAGTTGGAACTTCGGGCACTGACTTCGCGATATCTTCCTCAACAGATACTCATACTTTCAACTTGCCAACTGCCAGCGCAAGCAATCGAGGCGCATTAAGCAGCGGCGATTGGACTACATTTAACGGCAAGTTTAACACGCCAAGCGGCACGACTGCTGATTATGTGCGAGGCGATGGCACGCTTGCAACGTTCCCGACCTTGCCAGTTGTGTATAAATCCGCTATTGATACGGCAGGATATGTTGGCACGCTTAACACGGCGGTTTATACTCAGCTAATACCTGCCAACACATTTGCAGCAGGCGATGTCATTCGCGTTATTTATCGAACACGAAAAACGGGTACGAACGGGAATCAAGTTTTGAGGATTTACGTCAATTCAACACCCGACTTAGTTGGTTCGCCTATTCAATTTGCAGCATATAATAACCCGAACAACACAAACGCATACAATCAAATTACAAGGGTTTTAGCAATTAAGACATCAACCAACAATACAGAGGTAGCGGCAATTGCAATTAACCAAGCGCAGGACTTTGGGCAGTTTACTGGCATCACAACTTGCGCGATAAATTGGACGCTTGCGCGGTACATTGTCTTTGCAATTCAATCTACAAGCGCAACAGATACTAATCTTGGCTCAATGTATTCAATCGAAAAGTTATGATAAACGTAAACATCACATCGAAGGCTATTCAGTTTTTTTCATCCGTTGCGGATGGCGAAATCGATGCACAATTAATCGCTCCAAATTGGGAGATAGTGGACGAACAAAGTTTGCACATTACTTGCGATGCAGGCGTGTACTGCTTTGCAACCACAAGCACCACATTCAACGAGCAACAATTTGATAATTCAGAAGATGCGTTGACGTATCTCAATAATTTGTAACTTTGTAAAAACTAACCAACTATGGCAGGCGTTAAAGTAACCGATTTACCAGCATTAGGAACTGCGGCAAGCGATGACATTATGTACATCGTTGACACAAGCACGAACACAAGCAAGCAAATCGAGGTTCAAAACCTTGTAGGCGGTTTGCCCGACATCGAGAGCGGTGCTTGGAATCCAACGCCAACAAATAGCGGTGGAACGAATCCAACTATTAGCGTATTGCGTGGTAATTATTCGCGTGTCGGTAGTGTAGTAACTTGCTCCTTATTTATTGAAGTTGATATGGATGCTGCCGAATCTGTTGCTCAGTTTACATTAGATTTGCCTATTGCATCGAATTTTACAAATGCTAAAGATGCATTTGGGATTGTTTCGTTTAACGATATAGGCAATGGTGAGTTTTTGGGTTGGAATATTCAAGCCGATGTTGCAGGTAGTCAAATTGAAATGCAAGTAATTTCTTTATCAAATAGTGCATCATTTCAATTCATCCAAGCAATCCTTCAATACGTTATAATCTAAATGCGCAGCACCTCGCTACTTGGTCTTAATCTAATCAAGAAGTATGAGGGCTTGCGGCTTAGCTCCTACCTTTGCCCAGCTTCCGTAGTTACCATAGGCTACGGAAGTACACGCTACCCGAACGGCAAGAAAGTAATTTTAGGCGAAAAGCTCGCAAGCGAAAAGGAAGCAACGCAGCTATTACTTGCCACGCTTGAGCCATTTGAGGCGGCAGTAAATAAGCACCTACCAAATATAAACCAATGCCAGTTCGATGCTTTGGTGTGCTTTGCCTACAATGTCGGCACGGGTGCGCTAATTAAATCCACGTTGCTCAAGAAAGCCAAAGCCAACAACGCCGACCCAAGCATCTTGGACGAGTTCCTAAGATGGAACAAGGCAGGCGGCAAGGTCCTTTCAGGGCTAACCAATCGCAGGCGCGAAGAGGCCAATCTCTATTTCTCACTTTGTAAAGTTTAGGTCGCAATTGCCCCAACGCTCGCACTGCTTTCGCGTATTTTAACTCATGCGAAAACGTGCTACCAAACCAAGGCGAATCATAGACATAATTGTCAAGCATTGGCGTAGCACAATCGGAAGTCTCATGATTTTAGTTTCAATCTTTTTACTAATCTTTAAAGTAATTTCAACCGAAACCCTTGCGGCAATTGTGGCAACGCTAATCGCCGCTGGTTACATTCCAAAAGCCAAAGACGATGCAGCAGATTCGTAGAGATACCGTGAAGATTGCACGCCATAACAAGGTGAATGTGGACACCATGAGCTGGGAGGTTGCAAATGCAGACACAAGCTTTCAGCAAGCTAACCGAGAAAGCTTCGAGTATGTCATGGCACAGCCAAAGCCAGTGCGTGAACTTACAGCATTCGATACAATTCAGCCATGCGATTTGTCAATATACCCACAGCCCACAGCCTATATTCTCAAACCTCAGCCTGTAAGAAACACGCAAGATATTGAAGAGCCTATGAACTACGATATACTCCTGAATGGTGTTGTGTTTAGCTTTGCCCTGTGGATGAGTGCGAAATACTTGATGGGTTGTGGTGCTGCCTGGAGCAATTTATTTAATGATCTGAGAAGCGAGCTAAGGGCATAAGGCTTATCTTTGTCTTATGGCATCACTGCACATCCTTGAGGCGAGCATCGACCTCTTCTATGTGATTACCGACAGGGATGGAAACATTGTCACATCAAACGATTTGTTTCGCGAATACGTAAGTCATATCAAGCCAGGCA